ATCCCTTTGGAATTTGAAATGGGTTTGACCCGGCTAGGTGGGGAGACCCATTCGCACCTCCCCCCAAAAAAATTTAGTACTTTCTTAAATACAAATATGTGTATATAATGGTTATTACAGTATTACCGATAGGTACATAATATGAGTATGACACTACAATTCAATAAGTTTATTACAGAGAATAGGGATAGTCTCAAGATGGCTTTATCTCATGGATTATTTGAGGAAGCGATGAAGATTGTTTATGAAGCCGGTTACTTGCATGGAGCTGGAGACTTATCGACTGTTCGCATAGAGCTATTGGATCAAGAAGGGGATTAACATGATTGCAGTAGAGAAGAATAAGCCTTTACCAAAAGAGAGGCTAAGGAACAGTTATCCTTACAAGCAGATGGAAGTAGGAGATAGTTTCTTTGTAGATGATACGCCGATGCAAGTGGTTTTGAATTCCAACTATCGTATGGGGAGTAAATTGAAGATGAAGTTTACTGCAAGACGAGAAGGTGCTGGGGTGAGAGTATGGCGAATAAGCTAGCATCTAAAGACGAAGCATTAAAGATGGCACAAGAAGTTTTGAATTTATATTGCGAACAGCTAAATAGCACTTTTGCTAATGATGCACTTAAAGCCATTGACAAAGCACTAGAACAACCGGCGCAAGAACCTGTGGCTATAGTAAAAGTTTTAGATGGATATGATATTCAAGTGCATTGGTTAAATCTACCACCATCAACTGGGCTTCTCTACACCCACCCTCATCAATGGGTCGGATTAACGGATGATGTGGTAGCAAGCATTTGGATGCACGAAGCAGTACCTATGAACGGACAGGATTTTAAGAAAGTTTATCGTGCTATTGAACAAGCATTAAAGGAAAAGAATCATGACTAATAAAGACGAAGCATTAAAGATGGCGATTGAAGCGTTGCTATATGGAACAGACCATACAAACGCAGTTAAGGCATGCAAAGAAGCACTAGAACAACCAGCGCAAGAACCTTTAACTAGGGCACAACAAGTTATTCGTGCAAATAATACCGCACAACCAGCGCAAGAACCTGTGGCTACTATTCAACAATTTGAACGTAAGTGGATTGACAAAGAAGCACTAGAACAACCAGCAGAACCAAGATTAGTGTCATACGCACTTGATGGTTCTACTTGCACATTAAACATTGATGGTGAAGAAGTTTATTTTAACCGTGAACAACCAGCGCAAGAACCTGTGGGCTGGATACCAGCGACATATAAATATAACTTAATGAGTAATGATGATGAATATCCTATTGGTTTGGTATATCACAGTAAACGTGACAAAGATGATGTTGCTGTTTACACCCACCCTCATCAATGGCAAGGATTAACGGATGATGAGATAGTAAAAGAAATAGAACGGACAGATGAATATATGGGCAAATCATTTTTTGCTGGTGTTCGTTGGGCTGAACAAGCATTAAAGGAGAAAAATCATGGTAGCTAAACAATTTAGTAATAACTTACATGATACTTACAGTGCCATTAGATAAAATAAAGCTAGTCACATTATGAATCCATATTTAATTACTGAACCAACATTTATTAGCTTTAGTGGCGGTCGAACATCTGGCTATATGTTGTGGAAAGTATTAGAAGCGCATAATGGAAAATTGCCATCGGAAGCTATGATTGTATTTGCTAATACAGGAAAAGAGGAAGAAGCTACATTAAAGTTTGTTAATGATTGTGCTGTAAATTGGAATGTAGATATTAAATGGCTAGAGTTTAGAGATAACGAGCAAAAGTTTGAATTGGTAACTTATGAAACAGCCAGCCGTAATGGTGAACCTTTTGAACAATTAATTATTAAACGTAAATTTTTACCAAATCCTGTTAGTAGATTTTGCACAGCAGAATTAAAAATTAAAACTATGCAACGTTATGCTAAATCAATTGGACTTGAATCAGTTATAAACATGATTGGTATTAGAGCTGATGAACAAAGGCGATTGGCTAAAATAGCTAATAATTACGATGGAAAATATGGCGAAAAAATTGCTCCGTTAGGAGTTGATGGAGTTACTAAACAAATTGTAGGTAATTTTTGGAAATTGCAATCATTTGATTTAGGTTTGTTTAATAATAATGGCACAACTACGCATGGAAATTGTGATTTGTGTTTTCTTAAAGGTGGAAAACAAGTTCAATCGCTTATTGAGGAAAAACCAGATCGTGCTATTTGGTGGGCAAAAATGGAATCAATGGTGCAAACTTCAAATTTATCCTTTGGAGATGGAGGTAGATTTAGAAAAGACCGCCCAAGCTATCAGCAAATGTATGACAACGCACACAATCAAAAAACTATGGATTTTATTGATGAATCTATTGAATGTTTTTGTGGAGATTAATATGACTAAAGAAGTTGTAAGTGAAAAGGATAGAAGTAATGGTTGCTAAAAACATTGTAGAAGAAATTGAAAATAAAAAAGTAGAAGATATCTTAGCGACTGTAGATGATGACGTTAAGAAAGAGTATATGACGCGCATTTGGAACATGACTAAGGCTGAAATATTCCATGAGCTTATGCGTGTGCATGGTGAGTCTGCAAAGATCATTAATGAGGCTTATGACAACATTGCTACATTACAAAATTTAATCAACAATCAGAGCCACTAACATGAATATAAAATTAGGTAGAGAAGCAGTCCAAAATATTGTCTTACAGTCTTTAAATGAATTTTTAAATGAATTGGAAATAGACAACTACGATGATGACCAATTGCTTATAGAAGCACTTAAGTTAGTCATTGAAGCCTATACTGATGACTGAATTTAGAAAGCCAACTGTTGAAGAAGCTGCAAACAGTATTGATTTAGCAATAAGACGAGATGAAAAGATTAGACAGTACAATTGGTTTAAAGAACAGTATGGTGAAGAATTTGCACAGCTTATTAAGCTCACGTTAATTAAACGCAAAGAGAAAAAAAGAAAATGAACTTTAATCAACAGCATTTCTATAAATTTTGTTCAGAATTAAAAATTGAGACTAAAGAAAAAGGTCTCGTTAAGATGGGTCAACTTCTAGGGACTCAAACTTATGTGATGGATGAAATTAGTAAAGGGCTTGCAGATGACATTCACTTCTTTGTTATCCTTAAAGGACGTCAGCTTGGTATTACTACTATTAGTCTCGCCTTGGATTTGTACTGGCATTTTACTCACCCTGGCTTGCAAGGAACACTTACAACAGATACGGAAGAAAACAGAGATATGTTCCGATCAACCCTTGCAATGTACATGGATGGTTTACCTAAAGAATATCGAATCCCCCTCATTGCCCACAACAGAAATCAGCTTTCACTCAAGAACAGAAGCCGTCTCTTTTATCAAGTCGCTGGACTGCGCGCCAAAGGTTCACTTGGTCGAGGTAAAGCTATTACCTATCTACACGGTACAGAAACAAGCTCATGGGGAGACGAAGAAGGTCTTGCCTCACTATTGGCATCATTAGCTGAAACCAATAAAGACCGTCTATACATCTTTGAATCTACAGCTCGTGGCTTCAATATGTTTCACGATATGTATGTCACTGCTAAGAAAGCCCGTACACAGCGCGCTATCTTTTGTGGATGGTGGCGCAATGAACTCTATTCTGTTGATCCAACATCTCAAGTCTATAAAGTCTATTGGGATGGCAAGATTACGCCAGAAGAAAAGGAGTGGATACGTGATATTAAAAAACTTTACAATGTTGAGATTAATTCCCGTCAAATCGCGTGGTGGCGTTGGAAAATGCTTGAGGGCATTAAAGATGATGCGCTTATGTATCAAGAGTTTCCTCCTACAGAGGACTACGCTTTTGTAATGACCGGCACATCTTTCTTTTCTAACTCCCGTTGTACGGATGCTTACAAGAAAGCTAAGAACACAAGCTATGAATCTTATCGTTATTTGTTTGGTGCAAACTTTCAAGACACAGAAGTTATTAAATCAACAGAACGATTAGCCACACTCAAAGTATGGGAACAACCAATAGACACAGCATACTACGTCATTGGGGCAGACCCAGCCTACGGCTCATCCGATTGGGCTGATCGCTTTTGCATACAAGTATTACGTTGCTATTCCGAAGGCATGGAGCTTGTTGCATCATTCGCCACCAGCGAATTAAACACTTATCAATTTGCTTGGGTGATTGCACACTTGGCTGGTGCGTATAAAAACTCTACGCTTAACCTTGAGATCAATGGTCCAGGACAGGCTGTGATTAACGAGCTGCGTAATTTGAAACGTCTAGCGTCCACAATGAATGGTCCAGCCGGTAGGGACTTGATGGAAGTTTATGCAAATATGCGTAACTACATCTGGAGACGTAACGATACGCTTGGCGGTCTATCTAACTCTATTGGATGGCTGACAACAGCAGCAACTAAAGAACGGATGCTTTCATACACTAAAGACTATTTTGAGCGCGGTATGCTTGATATTCCATGTATTGAAACCATTGATGAAATGAAAACCATCATTCGTGATGGCAGCAGTATTGAAGCCTCTGGTCGCAACAAAGATGATCGAGTCATTGCGCTTGCATTAGCGTGTGTTGCTTATGCAGAGCAAGTACAACCACAACTAATTGGTCGTGGTATCAGTCGTAGCGTCAACGCAAATCAAGAGAATATGACGCCAGAGCAAGTACAGATGGGTAAGAACGTAGCAAATTATTTAAAAGGAATTGGCATCTATGGACATGAGCAAGTTTAAAATGTTTGAAGAACAGGCAGAGAAAACAATCTATGCCGAACCAGAATTAACGTTTCATCGAAAACTTATTCCGCAAATGGTGATGCAATTCCTTCCTTCCTTCAATCTTAACCTTGATGACAAAATTTTAGATGTAGGATGTGGTCCAGGCGTATTCCTGCAAGAGATGAAAGACTTACATTACACAGACGTCACCGGCGTTACATTGTCTAATGAAGATTATGATATTTGTATTGATAAAGGATTGTCTTGCAAATTCAATAACTTATCTGACATTGACGAGCCAAGTGGATCAATAGATTTTATTTGGTGCAGACATTCGTTTGAGCATAGTCCATATCCGCTATTCACATTGTTTGAATTTAACCGTTTATTGAAAGACGGTGGAAAGATGTATGTAGAAGTACCTGCCCCTGATAGCGATAGATTGCATGAATACAATGACAATCACTTTAGCGTGTTGGGTGGCAATATGTTAAATGCTTTATTTGCGAAAGCTGGATTTAAGATTTTATTTAGCCACGCACTTCACTTTGATATCACAGTTGAATTAGTGCCAGCTAGAGAAACATATTTTGTTTATGGAGTAGAAAAATGTACAAAGCTGTTCCCAAAGTAGAACTTAAAAAAGTCATCTATCGTTTTCTTAAAGACCCAGAGAGAGGCATCAGCATGAACTTGTTTGCTGAACTTGCTGGGATTTCAGCAGGGCATTTGAAAGACGTTTTTTTATATCAAACCGAACCATTGACTGAAATGGTACAACGCAGAGTCAGCCACGCTTATCATTCATGGGTAAACGGTGAAGTGGCGATTATGCAGAACCGTGATAGGACTAAATTTGTGGACTATCGTAAGGAAGCTAAACCTATTTTGAAAAAAACAATGGGTTTAACCCTTACAAAAGACGGTTTAAAGATAGATTTAGGGGTAAAACCTAAGTATGACTACAGTAAATCAACCTTAGATGAACAGCTAGAAAGGGGATAAAAATGGCAACATTAAAGGACTATAAATGCCCAAAACACGGGTATTTTGAGGCTAGACGGGCTAAATGCCCTATGAAAAATTGCGAGGAAGAAGTGATGGTTGTTTTCTTGCAAGCTCCAGGTATGATATCCGCCCGAACAAAGATGGGTGACAAGCAAATGAAAGGTTTGGCAGATGATTTTAAGATGGGAGATATCATATCTACTCGCGAAGGTGAAACTCAAGGTAATATTAAATCGCGCAATAATAAATTTAAGAAAAAAGATTACGAAGAAGCAGAGCGTCATCTAGCTGCAAAAGCAGCGCGTGAACCTCGCCCTGGTGATGCAGCAATTTGGGGCGGTGATAACAAATTTAGTTTGCAAGGTTTAATAAACGGGAATATGATACGACCAGTACGTGATGAAGCGGTTGGTGTGATGCCAAGTCAAGCAGGTATCAAAAATGGACCGACTGTTGATCCAAGGGCTACAATGAGAGACCATGAGAATTTGCAGATTAAGAAATGAAGATACCCAAACATCCAGAAGTTAGAGAACATTTCTATAATGATTTAATTACGAAATGTAACGTTTCTAAAGAATCGCGTAAGTCAGATTACTCGGTCTTAAGAAGCTATTATCTTTTTGGCGCTGACCCAGAATCTCCACCAGCGTATTTTAATAAGATTAATCCACATCTGGATCAATTAACTTCATTCCTTTACTCGTCTGAAACAACACGCTTCTCTATCCAGCTTGGGGCTTCTGTTGATCCAATGGAACAGCACAAGACCCCAGTGCTGACTAATGCACTTAACGATGAGTGGCTAAACTCAAATGCTGATGAAGTATTTAGCACAGCATTGACTTGGTCACTTGTCTATAACTCCGCTTATATTAAACTTGTTATGAATAATGGCATCACGCCATACATGGTTGAGCCGGCAGCAATTGGTGTGTTACGTGAGGATGCGCCGTACACAGACAGACAAGAAGCCTTGGTGCAAACGTATTACATCACCAAGTCTGAATTGCAAGCGCGTTTATATTCACATCCTAAACAAAAAGAAATTTTAAGTCGTTTGGTTTCAAGCCAACGCAGTCCAGTATCAGATATTCCAGAAGCCGTTAATCGGATTATTCTTTCACAATCAAATCCAACAATCTCAGGTAACGTAAACTTAGACTTGTATGGTTTAAATCGTTATCGTCCAGAAGTAGCGGAAGATACCATTGAGATGAAAGAGCTTTGGGTATGGAATACTGACACAGCAGATTATCAAGTAGTCACAATTGCAAGCCCAGACGTTATTATTTATGACCGTCCAGGTTCAAGCCTTTTCCTTAAAGGCGAATTGCCATTTGTTCAAATCTGTCCAAACCCATTGTACGATTATTATTGGGGCGCATCTGAATGTCAGAAGCTAGTCATGCTTCAACAATTGCGTAATCAACGCATGAATGACATCCTTGATTTGCAAGCCAAACAAGTTAATCCGCCAGTCGCAATTACTGGCATGATGGGCATATTGGATGAAAAGAATTTTGCATTGAATCGTCCGGGCGGTTTATTTGCAACAGATTCCCCTAATGCTAAAGTGGATAAACTAAGTCCAGACTTACCAAGCAATCTTTATGATACCTTGCGTGAAATTGACGCTATGTTTGAAGAAGCCTCTGGTATTACTTCTGTATTGTCAGGTAAAGGCGAAGCTGGGGTACGCTCTACAGGACACGCTTCTCAATTAGCTAGATTAGGGTCTAGTCGTGCCAAAAAACGTGCATTAATTGTTGAGGATAGTTTAGAGAAAGTAGCGACACTGTATTTAAAACTCATGCAAGCGTATGATCCAACGCACTTTAAAGATACAGAGAATGTGCCGTTTATTGCAGAGCAATTTACAAAAGATTATGTTGTAAAAGTGGATGCACACAGTAATTCACCGATTTTTACAGAAGATACAAGACAATTGGCATTTAATTTGTTTAAAGCAGGGGCAATTGATAAAGAATCATTGATTGACTTGCTAGAACCTCCTATGAAACAATTGCTCAAAGACCGCTTGAAAAAGGCAGAAGCTAATGGTCAAATGCAACCACAGCCAAAACCAAAACAAGCTAAACATGAGATGAAAGAGGAATAATGGCAAATCAACAGATAGCACCGAGAGCAGATCAACCTAGGGCTACTGGGAAAGATACTGCCAGAGTTTCTTCATCCCCTAACTTGCAATATCGTATTCAAGGTGTACAATCTTTTAACAAAGGGACTTCTACTAGAAGCCCAAAGCGAGTTGCACGATATTAATCTTTTTGTCGTAAGGCAAAAAAGGGGTGTGTGGCTCTCCCATAAAATGAGTTACATAACTTGCTAGGAGATAATCATGGCTCGTGGTCGTAAACATAAAGGTCGTAAAGCACGTAAGTAATTAGTTGGGGAAACCCGCTAATTATTTCCGTCTTAGACTGAAACCTCCCCTTGGGGGGTGGGAAACAAAATATTACCCCCTACTTGATTTTTTGTAGAATAGGTTTAATCTATTCAATAATTTATTGTTTGGGGCATTAAAATGGCTGGTGAAGATATTTTAAATTTGATTAAAGCTCAAAAAGATGGAGCTACTCCAAGTGGCAATCCTCCTCCTGCGCCAGAAGGCGTTAATATGTCAGACGCCAGTGCGCCCCCTTCATCAGCACCTATGTCCACGCCAGAACCCAAGATGGGGAATCGTGAAGGCGCTATGGTAAATGTTTCCATGGCAATGGACTTACTAGAACAATCTTTACCTGCGTTTGGATCTGAATCAGACGAAGGTCGCAAAATTCTTACTGCAATCCGTACAATGACCGATATCATCGGACCGAAAAAACAAAAGACTGGCGAATTACAAAACGCTGAAATTCTACAGTTGTTACAAAACTTACCACAAGCGGGTGGCGCTACGCCTGCGGCAAAAGCAATGTCTCAAGCGCCGGCAATTCCAGGTATGGCTCAACAAGTTCCTCCAGCAGCTCCTCCAACGCTTCCGGGCGCGGGTGGTCCAGGTGCAGGTGGTCCGGGTGCAGGTGTACCAGGTTTAGGTTAATTTTTTTAAAGGAAAATATCATGGATTTATTTAAACCAAGAGGCGCTGGCGCTCCACGCAGACCGACTGACAACAACCAAAAAAACGGACAAATGATTAACACTCCACGTTATTCTGAGTTCGGTGGCTTGTCATCAAATGCAAAAGCTGGCTACAAAAATCAGATGACAATGTCTCACCCTGGTGATACGAAAAAAGTTATCTAAATTAATTAGGGGATTAACATGAGTTTAGAAAATTTATCATTAGAACAACGCGACGAGTTGGCTCTTTTAGCGCAAGAGCTTTCAATGAATCCGGCTACTCGCAAAGAAATGTTGCGGATGACTAAAAAGGTTCGTCCTGACCTTGCTGTGCCTGAGTTGGAAATTGAAGATTACACTTCTAAAGCTGTAGAACAGGCTAACGCCCGTGTAGAGCAATTAGAACGTACTATTGCCGATAAAGAAGCCAGAGAAGATTTAAGTAAGCGCCGTGAGGCATTATTTAAAAAGGGAATTGCTCAAACGCAAGAAGATATTGATGCAATTGAAAAAATCATGTTAGAAAAGAAAATTGCAGATCACGAAACTGCGGCTGAGTATTACGAGTACCAACAAATGATGGCTGCTCCTACTCCGTCAGGATATAACCCAAGTGCGATGAGTAAATTTAATCTCAAACCATTTATGCAAAATCCTGTAACTGGCGCACGTGACGAGGCTGCAAAAGCCCTTTCGGAATTGCGTAAGAACACAAGACCGATTGGGATTTAATGTTTTATAGGGGATATTTTATTTTGTTTGGAGATAAACCATGGCTATAGGTGGTGGTATTCTTCCAGCTCAGGGTACTTCGCAATACACGGAGTTGACGTACGTCACCCGTAGAGCGTTTATCCCAAAACTGGTCGTACAAATTTATAACTCAACTCCGTTAATGGCGGCATTGATTGGTAACAGTCAATCTGCATCAGGCGGTGTTTCTTCTGTAACTGTTCCAGTTCAAGGTTCACAATTTGTGAACGCTCAATGGTCTGACTACTCTGGTTCATTCCAGCAGCCAGGAGTCCAACAAGGCGCTTACAATGCTGAATTTAACCTTAAGTTGATGATTTCACCTGTACCATTCCTAGGTATGGAAGGTGCGGTACAACAAGACTACGCAATTATTCCATTGATCGAAGCTCGTATGAACGATGCGACTAACGTGATGATGGACGCAATGGCAACATCTTTGTACAACAACTACACAGATACTCAACAATTTATTGGTTTGCCTGGCGCTATTGACGATGGTACAAACTTGACAACATACGGTAACATTAACCGTACATCAAATCCTTGGTGGAAGTCTAAAGTTTATGCCGCAGGTGGTGTAAATCCAACTCGTCAAAATATCCTACAATACATTTCCGGTACAGTTAAAAACGGCGCAGAAGTTCCAACTTTTGGCGTTTGTGGTTTCGGTACTTGGACATTGTTAGCTCAAGATTACGTTGGTCAAGAGCAATACGTTATCACTCCAGGTAATGGTTTTGATAGTGACTCTAACGGTCCTCAAGCTGCTTTCCGCGCTTTGATGGTTGCTGGTGTGCCTATCTATCCAGACCCATACTGCCCAGAAGGTACAGTATATTTCATCAACAGTAACTACTTGTCATTGTATATCCATGACCAAGGTTCATTTGTATTTACTGGTTTTGAATCTACATTACCAAACTGGCAAATCGGTTACGTTGGCGCTGTGTTGATGATTGCTGAATTGGTTAGCACTAAACCAAAATCAATGACCCGTGTTTCTGGCTATAACTCAATTTCACTATAAGGAGATACAGTCATGGCACTCGGTTTAAATAAAATCATCATCGCTGGCGCAATTGCAAACACACCTGGCGCATATTGGCAATTAACTAACGTAGCTGCTACTACATCAGGTACAGTTATTCCAGCCGGTACGTACATTGTGTTTCCAACAGCAAACGTAACAATCCAAGCTGTTTCAGCTTATAACGCAACAAGTAACGTAGCAACATGGTCAACTGTGCTTGCTAACAATACTGGTGGCGTTATTATCTCTGACGGCGTAAACGTTTCAGCTAATGCTACAACAAACACTACAGTGATCTTGGCTACTGTAGATGGTGGCGAACCTGTTACTGGCACTTACAACAACAAATAAGGAGTAAGTTATGTCAAACGTAAATGAAGTCGGTCAGAAGAACTTTGCCAGTTTTGGTCAAGCTCGTATTGCTTCAATTGGTTCGACACAACTTAATACCGCAGGAAACGCAGTAATCAGCCTCCCATTTTTAAGTGGGGGGTTGACTGCTGGCGCTAATGTGGCAACTTCTGGTTCTGTTATCATCAGACGCATTACAATTGCAAACCCAAGCGGTGCTTTAAACACAGCTAACGTTTCAATTACAACGTCTGGAGACGGTAACATTTCAAACGCAGTTGTAGGTAATGTTGTGTTGACCAGCTTAACTGGCGCTGGCACTTTTCAAGATTTAACGATTTCTGGTGGTAACGTGGTTGTTTCTGGCTACAATACACAAGCACTTTATGTGAATGTGAATACAGCAAGTGGCAATAACAATACGGCTGAAATTCGTGTTTATGGCGATGTGGTAAATTTCTAATGACTGTATTTGTGACAAACAATTCGGACATCACTTTGATTGATGGTTTTGCCGGTAAAAAATATGAATTTGCACCTGGCACTGTTGTTGAGATTGATGAAGATACTGCGCGTCATATATTTGGTTATGGTGATGAAAACAAAAAGCCTTATTTAATAAGACTTGGTTGGCTTAAATCAGATACAGATTTAAAGACGGCATTTGAGACGCTATCAAAATGGGACTTCTCAAATGAAAGACCAAAAACGAACCAATCGTTATCCCCGTTGGTGGAAAAAGTACCTTTGCCTCCCGAAAGGGGGCAAGGGGAAATCTCCTTAAAGCAGTAGTATAAAAAACTATGGAACTTAAATGGCAACATTATCATCTTACATTACAGATGTACAACGGCTGTTGCATGATGCCACTGGGGTATTCTATACACAGCAACAACTAACAGATTACATTAACGAAGCCCGTGAGCGTGTTGTACGTGATACCGGTTGCCTTCGTAACATTGTCGTTACTCAAACGCCTTGTCAAGTCGCTCCTAGCGCAGTAAAAAATTCAGCAACACCTTCATATCCCGTTACTTGGACAGCAGATACATTTTTCTCTGCCGGTACATTTATTTATTCAAATATCTTTACTTACCAAGTAACTACATCAGGAACAACTGGC